TTATTGTTATATGTGATAATGCTTGATTACTTTCGATTTCAATAGCTTCGTTGATGTCTAACTGTGGATTAAACAAATTGAAACCATTGAGTTGAATATCGTCTAACATGATATTTTGAACTTGCATAAGCAAGTTATCGTTTACCCCTTTGTCATCATCTAACCCCCACAAATGAACAGTAGCAGTAGGATTACCACCGAAACTGTCAAAAGTTAACACATTCATGCTATCTGTGGTTGTTTGAATAGCAATAAAAGGATATTTAAGCTCTTGGTTAAGTTCTTTAGTTTCAATTACAGGGACACCAATTTCACTAAATTTTTCATATAAGTAGTTGAATAGTTGAAGTTTGGCTGATTGTTTCATTACATGCCCCCCGTTTTACCGTTTATTAATCTCTCGAGGTCCTCTCTGACTTTCCTTGTATATCTTTCATAAACAGGGAACATAAACGTTTCAGGAGCCATGTAGCGTGTACCGTATTCTAAAAATCCACTATAGCCAGCGTTAGAGGTCACAGCGTACTTCATGTTGCCTTCTTTAGTATCTCTAATCATACGCGCTAAGTTTCCTGTCCAGTAACCTTTGTTCATAACTGACTTAGCACTTACAACAGTATCTCTAGCGAATTCTCCAGCGTTACTTTTTAGGACTTCATCTACATCGTCATCGATGTTGTCGTGCATGTACTCTAGTCTGCTGATTAGAGCATCAATATCATTAGCCATCAACTAACCTCCTCAACGTAGAATACAGTGTCATGTTCATAATCGATACGTTTAGTGATAATGTGTTTTACACCTTTGATATAAGCATGTGTAACTTGTCGCTCAAAATGACCATTTAAACGAATGACATTGATTTGCTTTGTTACATCTCCATATTCTAGGCTTGTACGCTGCGGGGACAAAGGAGAAATGTTACAAGGAACTATATCAAAAACTTTCTCCTTAACATCGTACTTACTTGTTTTAGGATTGTAACTGCCTTTAATTTCCTTAGAGAACTTCACACGCTTGTTGTATCTCAATAGAAAACACCTCTACCACGTTTACTTGTCTCTTTTGGAAATAAAGCATTGATAACATCCATATACTCATCAAAATCATTACTTTGAAAAGTATTAGAACGACCATCAATACTTTCTTGCGTCATTCCTTCAGCACCAACACGATTAAAGCGTTTGACTGATACTTCTTCCACGATGTACTCGAGTCTTTCAGGTATTTCCTCGGTTTCAAGTGGGAGTAAACTAATCAAACGCTTTTCTGTATTGTTTATGATTATTTTGAGTAGTTCATCTTGCTTATCATCATCGATAGAGAGTAACATTTTTACATTTTCTAATGTAGCCATGTTATCCCTCCAATGTTTTTATAATTACCGCTTTTGTATCGTCCTTAGACACGTCTACGCCATGTTTATCAGCTACTTCTAACAATTCAGCTTTTGTTGCTTTAGCATCTACATCTAAAGCGATATATTGCTCATTATATACGTTTTGTTTATGGAATAGTTGTTCGATACGTTCATTAGTAATATCAGTAGGGAATTCATCTCCTGCTTTATATACTTTTCCGCTTTCTTTGTCTATGAACGTTCGAACGACTTTGTAAGAATAAGCCATTGTAAGACCTCCTAGATTAATTATACAGTTTCAGTATTTCCACCAGTTGAACCAGAACCAGCTGTTAATTTAGCAAATGCTTTGTCATCTGCAATATGGAATGCAACATCCATGGTTACACGTAAAGCGATTAATTCTTGTTCGAATAAGTTTACTGGTGAACCGTCAGCATTTTGTACAGTTGATAATTGACCATCTTCTGAAATTTTGTAAGACATGTTGTAAGGAATGCCATAAAACACTTTGTTGAAGTCCCCAGCGTATAAGTCGCCTTTTTTAAATTGATCTGATTTAAGGTCAACTACAGGTAATCCATCTAAAGTGTTGTTAGCGCGGTCATAGTAGCTTTCTTTAGTATCTTTATCGCGGACTCCACGTAACGCAGTACGGTTTTGAGTTTTAGATAAGAAAGCGTTAGCTTCTACATCATCTTCTAATAAAGTGTCCTCTAAAGCTAAGATATTATCTAAAGTGATATCACCTTTTACTACATTGTTAGCTGCAGTAGCTGATTGTTCTACTGATTGTTTGAATGGGTTATCTACATTTAATAAACCTGCTTCGTCAAACTTTTTATAGAACTGTTCAGCGATTTGAGGTTTCATTGCTTCGAAGAAACGAGAGTAAGTGTAGTTTAAGTATTCACGAGAAGCAACGATGATAACACCTAATTTATGAGAACGCATAGACGCCTCAAGTAAGCTAGGTTTAGAAGTTTGGATTTTTTGACCTTCTCCTACCCAGTAAGCGCCTGGTTTATCTGCCCAGTAAGTGAACTTTTTCTCTGACTTTCCGCCCATATCTTGGTATTTGCCTAATTGCATGATTTTAGAGTTTTGCAATACATCTAAAAGAATAGGCTCGTTGAAATCGTTTAACAATTCCCCTTCTTTGTGCTCGTGCATCATTACATTATCTGGATTGAATGTTTGTGGGTTTACTTTTACCATTTAAAATGCCTCCAATTTATTGAATTATTCTATTTTGTCTTGCTATTTCTGCAAAACTTTTAGATGTTTCTTTTTTAGAAGATACGTCACTACCTTGTCCGTAAGGTGTTGATTGACGTGTAGCTTCTTTAACTTGTTCTTGTACAGCTTTGTCGAAATCTTCTTTAATCGAATTAACGACATCATTAATTTGTTCGTTATCTTCCAAATGAATTAAAGACTGTGCAAACGAAGTAGGTAGACCTTTTTCTTTTAAGTCACTTTCTACATCAGCTTTGAGTTCACGCAATTTAAATTCTTTTTCCTTTTTAGCTAAGGCTTGTTCGCGTTTCTCAATTTCTTTGTCTTTCTTCTCTTTTTCAGTTAAATTAGCGTATCTTTCAGCCTCTTTTTTAGCTTCTTCACGAGCATCTTCTAATTCTTGCTGGTGCTTACGCTCACGTTTAGAAAGAGCAGTCTCGACAGCTTTACTGATTTGAGAATCTACTTCGCTTCTTGTATATGTTTCTTGCTCTTGACCGCTATTGTTTTCTGACTTCTTATCATTACTTTGTCCAGGTTCACCTTCGTCATTGTCAGCGAAGAATTGTAAATTTAGATTTAGTTTGTCATTTAATTTCATTTGTTTATCCTCCTCATAAGTTCTAAGTTTTAGAATTTAATGCATAAAAATAGCGCCCCAATCAGTCAATTAAGCCCGATTAGTGCGCTTCTTTCATTTCATTAGAGAAACTATCACTTAGCCCCTATAATTAGTTATTTTCGGTTATTTAACAGTTTAACGACGTGCTCAGGTCGAGTAGGTTAACGTTCCCTACTGACGAGATATTGGCGCGGTAACGCCAGGACCAACTGCTTCACGCTTTGACATAAGTACCACCTCAGATGAAATTTTTAGGTTTAAACTCTTTCTTCTCAGGTTCTTTCTGTTTCGCTTGTGCTCGGTTACTAGGGTTCGAGTCATTCAATCGTTTTAATTCATGATGAATGCCTTCAAGAGCTTTAGCGATACGTTCATTACACACCGTTTCCACCCTCTTGAATTGCATCAACAATTTTGTCAATCTTTTCTTGTGTTGTCATACTATCTTTAATAATGTCAGAAGGTTCTTTGTTGAAGATTTGATTGTATTCATCGTAAACATCATCTAACCTGTCTTGTAAGTAACTTTCGTCATACTTGTCATACTCATCGATTGTATCACCATCAAGTTCAGTGACGTCATATAGGCCTTCCTCTGTTTCGTAATCTTCTTCGTACTCTTCTTCTGTTTCATCTCCAGGACCACCAAGTCCCTCTAAGAAATCTAAATCTTCTTGATCAAAGTCATCTGAAAAATCGTAATCTTCTTCCCAATTCTCTTCTTCAAATTCTTCGTCATCTGGATCCATAAAGTCATCTTCATATTCTGAATCTTCTTCATCGCTAAAATCTGTATCGATGATTTCCTCTTCTTCCCAATCTGCATCTTCATAATCGCCTATGGAATTATCTACAATTTCTTTTGCAGTACCTTCGTTGGTAACTGGCGGCGTATTTGTTACATCGTTTGTTTCTGCCAATTGCAACACCTCCCTTTCAGTTATTTAATCACTTGACAATACCTCCAAAATATCTTCCTTTGCGTTCTTCAAAGAATTCATCTCTCCAATTAGGATTGATGTGTGGCGCTACAGCACTCCGACAAAAAGGGTGCATAGGCGGAGCGTTCACACCTGGTTTCATATCTTTGACTTTAAATACTTTATTGTTTAAGTGCCTACAGGTTTTCGTTGTCTTACCATCAATCTTAGCGTGATATTCATATTCTGCATCAGGTCCATGTTGTTCTAACATATGACGCTTTGCAGCTAACGTTTGCACTCTAGCAGTTTCTGTTATGAGTAAACGTCTTATTTCGTAAGTACTATTACCTGTTTCTTTTCTGAACTCTTTCACAAACTCATAAGGGTGTCGTCCTCTTAACAATACTTGGCTTGTAGCCTTTTCAACATGAGCACGAACAACTTTCATATCACGCCATAAACGACGTGACCAGTTAGAATTTTGAAATGGAGCAGTGACAATTGTTTTTACATCGTTGAGTGATACATGTATTGTTTCGCCTAAAATACCTGCTTGTTGCTCAAGAGAACGATAATAAGACGATTCCATGTAATTATAAATAGATTGCTCTATACGAGCATATGAGTACGTTACAATTAATCCTAGCTGCGCTTTTAGTAGCTTTTCCCTGTTTACGTACATCGCAGTATTATATCTTTTTAGTTCTCTATTTGCTCTTTCACTAAAGTCGTTATCTTGTACATATTTTCTAGCTTTATTAGCGAAAGATTGAACATCGAAGTTATCAATTTTCTTTTTAGCTTCTGAAATACTAATGCCTTCGCTGTCTGCATATCGAGCGTAGAACTTAGATATCTCATTCTCAATATCATTAATCATGTTGTTGATAATACGTTCTATTTCGAGCGACATTTCTTTATCACTTAGTGTTTCATCTTTGATGATTTCTTTCGCTCTATCGTCCCAATAAGTCATGTATTATCACTCCTTATTGTAAGGTGTTTCGTCATCTTCTTCCGATGGTTGGCTATCAGTTAGATCATTGAACATCAACTCATCAGAATGTTTTATCTTTTCTTCTTGCTCTTTTCTGATACGTTCAACTTCATCTTTTGGATTGTCTATGAAAGAAACCAGAGACATTAATGTTCTCTGACTGATTTCTCCACCAGAATTGATGTACATTTGCATTTCTTCTGTCAGTGACTTAGGCAAGTTTCTTGTGAATGTGAATATCAAGTCTCTAAGGTTGTCCTTGTCTATTTCTCTATTGATACTCATAATTTCTCCAACTAACTTGTAACGTCTAACTAAGCCTTTTCTAAATAGTCCTTCTTTAATAGCTGTACGTTGTTCTAAGCCAAATAGCTTATATTTCATGGCTTCTCCAGATTGTTGACCTCCAAAGTTTTCGTCAGTCATGTCTGGTGTGTTAGTAAGTGTATGAATATCTTTAGCAATTCTTGTTTTATATGATTCAACACCACTTACATCATATTGTTTGTAAATATATTGAGCGTCTACATTACCTTCCGTTACTTTATCATCTACCGTTGTATATTCAGGAGGTGCTAGATGGAACACATTAGCCTCTTTTTGCAGTGTCGCTACTTCTTCATTCAGGTCAACGTTGCCTTTGATAAGTAGCATTGCGTCATTTAAGTCACTCATGTAGTTAGCTGTATCTGATTGTGCCTCATCATATAAGTCAATAAGTGGTATGACCTTTTCAAAGTCTCCGCGTCGCTTTTCATTATTGCTAAACTCTGTAATAGTTACTTTGCCAAACGAATGAGCTTCAGGAGGTTTGCGCTCTGATAATTCTAAGTTAGTAACACTGTTTGCCACAAAGAAATATGTTGCATTATCAGTAATGACATCGACATGGTAAATGTTGTTTGTTTTCTCTTTAGGGCTGTGCGCTTCTTCTTCATTGACTTGCCAATATCTAATTGCCATTAAACTATTTTGTTCAATGCTCGTATCGTATATAACGAATGTATTACGTGGGTCTGATTTATAAATTCTAACTTCATCTTGTTGATTACGTATGATGTATTCATAAGCACGACCGAATATAGATAAATCTAACCCCAGTGAACGATTATGACTATCAATGTCGTTTATTGCATGCAACTGATCTATTTTATCTTGTGTCATATTGCCTTCGGATTGTACTTGTATGGCATGACCGAAGCAGTAACCGTTAATAAAGTCTGTAATGTAAGAAGCAAAGTCATGAGCAGCTCTATTATCTGCTAAGTGCTTTTCTCTACGCCTTTTGTTTCGCATGATGTTAAAGTTCAAACCCTGATAATAATCATCTAGCATTTGAAGTCTAGGCACTTGTGCTTCTAAATGATGACGAATAAAATCGCTGATGTCGTTTCTGTTGTCTAACAAGTCTTGTGTTGTTCCATCGTATTTGTACACTTCTACCGCGTCGCGTCTGTATATTTCATCGCGCATTTCTCTTCGTTCAATATCTCTTTCGAAATTGTTTACGTGTGCCATGTGTTACCTCCTTTATAAGCCCATAGATTTAATGGTGTTTATAGA